GATGAATGGTATGAAAAAACCTTAAATCCAAATCCAAAAGATTCCCCAAATGTAGCATTCACTCTTTCCGCTCTTCCAAATTCATTCCAAATGCTTTCTGCATTAAGGGATCTATGGGGTAGCTATTCAAAAACTCAACTTCAAAATGAAGGAATATATTTTATAACTAATGAGCCCTATAATCCTGGATCCTCAAAAGGTACTATAAGTGGTGATCAAGCAAGAGATATATGGAATGGAAGTGGTAGGGTTAGGAATAAAAGAGGAACATTATCCGTATTTAACCTTCCATCACAATTTAATGCCAACAAAAAAGAAGTAGAAGAATTGGAAAAATATTTCCAACAAGACTATGAAGAAACTAATGATCAAGTTAAAATAAAACAAAGAGAAAATGTAAAAACCCTTTTAAGCTCTGCAGTTCAATATGCAATTTGTATGAAAATTCAAGGGTTTTATGGAGGCCCAGAATTTCAAAACCCTTTCCTCCTTCCTGCTTTTGTTTGGCAAACTAAAGATTCTACAAAAACAGTTACTGATTATTTAAATAAATTAGAAACAGATACCCCAGGTCAAATTAAAACAGATAATAATAAGTATTGGAAAAACCTAAATGACGTTCAGAAAGAACAAATTAATTTATGGGATTCTAATTTTGGTGGGGCACTAAATAAGCAATTATTTTATACAGATGGGAAAACATCAAATTCATTAATAGGGAATAATGAATTCCCAAGTGCAATAGATGCAATTGTTGGTGAAGCCCAAGTTCATGGTATTAGGGAAAAAACTGGAAAAGTTTTTATTAGAAAAGAAATAGTAACAACTGCTACTTTTCGTCTATCCAAACAAGAACAGGGTTGGAATGAAAAAGTTAGTCCTTCATATTCAGAATATTCTAGTCAAGTAGGTAGGGCGGCAAATTTCACAGATCAGGCGTATGCTGGAAGTG